CTTTTGTTATATCTACTAAAGGTAGGCTTTTAGGCGACAAGAAATATATAGATATCCTTAGCAAGTGTAATTGCGTTGTACAGGTGTCTATGGTATGTAGCGGATATGACGACATAGAGAAAGGCTGCCCGTCTTTTGAAGATAGGTTGAAAATAATATCTAAGGCATCTCCTAAGGTAAAAAGAGTGATTATAAGAATACAACCATATATGCGAGAGTTTAAAGATGAAATAATCCACAACTTAGCTCGTTTTAAAGAAGCAGGGGCATACGGGGTGATTATAGAGGGAATGAAGTTTAACAGGAAAAAGCCTGGACTTATAAAAGTGGGAACTGACTATACTTATCCACTGGAAGATATAAAAAAAGACATGTTAGAGATAAAAGAAGAGTGCCACAAGGTAGGATTAAGATGTTTTAGTGGAGAAAACCGAACCAGAAAATTGGGGGACAGCTTATGTTGCTGTGGTATAGAAAACCTAAAAGGCTTTAAAGAAAATACTTTTAATCTTAACCATATAGTAAACGGAGAAAAACCAGTTTACACAGAAAATATGACTAAAAAAGGTACAGGAAAAGTATTTGCAGCGTTGTATCAAAATACGATAAATGGTAAAAGGCTAAAAAATGAAAGTTTTGTAGGGGAAATGATAAATACTGCGAAGAATAAAGAAGATTTTATAGCTGATATTTTTGGAAAGAGGAAATAAATGTTTGAGAAAGTAAACCCTAAACACCCTGATAAAATAGCGGATAGAATAGCAGGAGCGATAGTAGACCTTGCATACCAAAATCATAAAAATCCTAAAATTGCGGTGGAGATTTTAATAGGTCATGGAGAATGCAATATTATTATAGAAACTAGTGTTAATTTGGTGGAAGAAGAAATATCGGAGATAGTTGAAAGAATTTCTGAAACTCCTGTTAATACCAAAATCAATATAGCAAAACAAGATATACATTTAGCAGATAATCAGAAAAATAAGATGAGATGTGGCGATAACGGAATATTTAAAGGAGTTCCTATATCTCAAGAGGAGAAAGAGTTATCAGAAATTGCTAGGAACATATATGACAAGTATCCACATGACGGCAAATATATAATTAACAACGAACATTTAGTTATTTGCCAATCAAATGCAGAAACTAAAAATTTAAAACTAGAATATAAAGATGCTAACATTAATCCTTTAGGTAATTGGACTGGAGGATTTAATGTTGACTCGGGAGCCACTAATAGGAAACTCGGTTCTGACATGGGGAGAGCAGTAACGGGTGGAGGCCTGCATGGCAAAGACCTATCCAAAGCAGATGTAAGTGTTAACATATATGCTCATATCAAAGCCCAAGAGACACAAAAGGAAATAAATCTATCTTGTGCGATAGGAGATGAGGAAATAGATGGTAAGCCTTACGAACAAATTGTTGATATTGCGAGAGGATATATTGATGCAGTTGGTGGATTTGAAAAATTTGCAGAATGGGGACTTATTTAACCTTACTTTCTGCAAACTTTTTTGGAAGGAGAGTGCTACGTGATGTGAAGTTAACTAGTAGACAAGAAAAATTTGTACAAGGAATACTGGAAGGGAAAACGCAACATGTAGCTTATATGGAGGCTTATCCCAATGCCAAGAAGTGGAAACTTGAAAGTGTCAAGACTAGTGCTAGCAAACTTTTAAAAAATGAAAAGGTAGCTTACAGGCTTAATGAATTAAGAAGAGAGAAAGAAAGATCAATTATTGATCAACGCTCTTGGAATTATTTGGAGTCTGAAAAATCTTTAATGTGGATTTTAAAAAAGTCAATGCAAGATGTTTCAGAAAATGGAGTCAGGCAGGCAAATTCATCTGCTATTATTAGCTCGGTAAAGGAATTAAACGATATGATGTATAAGCTAAAAGACTACGAAGATTATCAAGAATTTAATAAGCTTAAAAAACAAAAATTACAATCAGAGATAAGCAACAAAAATGCGGATGTGAAGGAGAACTCGTTATCTAAGTATTTCGAACTATTAGATCAAGAGATTTTAGATGAGTAATATTGATAAGATATATAGCAAAAAACAACAAAAAATATACAAAGAAATTAGTGAGAAGGATTGGTTTATCCTAATATTACATGGAGCTAAGCGTAGTGGTAAGACGCAGCTTAATAATGACCTGTTCATCAAAGAATTAATTAGAGTGCGTAAGATAGCAGATATGGAAGGGGTGGCTAACCCTCAATATATATTGGCTGGCTTTAGTACTTCCACTATTTATCAAAACGTATTGATTGAGATAATGAGTAAGTATGGGATAGACATCAAGGTAGATAAGATGGGTAATTTTACTCTATTTGGTGTTTATGTAGTGCAGGTTGGACATGGTAAGTCTGATGGACTGGGTCGTATACGTGGTATGACCTCATATGGAGCTTATGTAAACGAGGCGTCGTTATCTAATGAGCAGGTCTTTGATGAAATTAGATCCAGGTGTTCTGGTAAAGGTGCAAGAATTATTTGCGATACCAACCCGGACAATCCTGAGCATTGGCTAAAAAAAGATTATATCGACAATCCTTCTGATATGATTTTGTCTTATCAGTTTACAATTTTTGATAATACTTTTTTGGATAAAAGATATTTGCAATCTACTATTGAAACTACTCCAGAAGGCATGTTTACCGAACGCAACATATACGGTAACTGGGTTAGTGGTCAAGGTATGGTTTACTCTAGTTTTAATTCTAATAAGCACTATATCAATGATTTAAATGGCGTTGAGTTTACAAGATATATAGCTGGAGTCGACTGGGGCTATGGTCACTATGGTGCTATTGTAGTATTTGGTATCACTAAAGATGAAAAATATTACATGATTGAAGAAGTTGCAGAAGAAGGACAAGAAATAGACTTTTGGGCGGCTGAAGCCAAACTACTTAATGAAAAATACAAGCGAATAATCTTTTATTGTGATAGTGCTAGACCTGAGCATGTAAATAGGTTTAGGCGTGAAGGTCTCAATGCAATTAATGGTAAGAAGGAAGTAATTGAAGGTATTGAACAGGTAGCTATCATGTATAAGTCAGATCAGTTATTTATATATGAGCCTATAGCTAATAGATTTAGAAAAGAGATTTACTCTTATATATGGAGCGAACGTGCTGGAGATGATGCAGTAGTAAAAGAAAATGATGATGTAATGGATGCTATGAGATATGCAATTTATAGCGACAAGCGTAAGAATAAAATTCAATCGATTAGTAAACGTAAACTAGGACTTTAATTTGAAATTATCTATAATCTATTATCCAAGGATGAATAGGCCTTGGTTACTTAAAAGAGAGCATGGAGCTTACGAGCAGCATGCTCATTTTTTTACTAAAAAAGAGGCTGTATGTTGTAGGAAGTTAATTGATGCTAATAAGTATCCGCGTGAAGAAAAGTATAGGATTGCTATGCAAAGGCTACTGACTGAGGAGGAGTTTAAGAAGTTGAACAAGAAACAAATATATTACAATAAGAATTGCGGGGTGAGAAGATAATGGCTGGACAATCACAAAGCTATATAAGTGAATATATGAAATTACCTCAAAGGATCTGCTTGCCTGCAGATACTGAAATAAATTCAAATTTACTTGAAATTCTGGTAGAGATAAAAAATAAAGATAATGATAGGTATGCAACCTTACAAGACTACTATAAAGGTTGGGCAAAAATCCTTGATAGAGAAAGAGATGCTGACAAGTCTAATAATAAGATAGTACTTGCTTATCCTGCTTATATTGTAGATATACTTCAAGGTATGGCTGTTGGTAGACCTGTTACTTATACTGTTTCGGAAGATATGAGGGATAAATGGCAATCAATACAAGACATCCTAGATCTTAACCGTGAGCAAGATGAAAACACCGCCCTTGCAAAAATGGGAGGTATAAATGGTGTAGGTTATGAAATTAACTATATAGATGAGGAAGGAAACTTCCGATTTAATGAGATCCTACCTCAAAATATAATTTATGTTTGGGATGACAAAATTAATCCTAAGCCTTGGATGGCGATTTATATAAGAGATGCTATTACTATTGGGAATCTAACTGCAGATGATAAAGAGAAAGCAGCGACGGTTTATACTACTGATACTATTTATGAGTATGTACCAGGGCAAGGTGGATACGTGCTGGAAGAAGAATATGAGAATCCACTACATAAATTTCCTGTTATAGAATTTGCTAACAATGATGAATACATAGGAGATTTTGAGCGTGAGCTTACTCAGATTGATGAGATGAACCTTTTGTATTCTGATAATGCTAACAGCTTTGAAGAGACTATAAACGCCCTTTTAATCTTATGGGGAATGGTTAATACCGACTCTGATGATTATAAGCAATTAAGAGAAGATGGAGTGCTTCTAGCTCAATCTGATAGTGGGGCTGGAGGCAAACAAGATGCTAAGTTTTTGACTAAGGACGTAAACGATACAGCTATTGAAAACTTTAAGAAGAATCTTGATGAGGCTATACACAAGTTTTCTAAGGCTCCGAATGTTACTGATGAGAAGTTTGCTGGTAATACATCTGGAGAGAGTCAAAAGTACAAGGTATTTACGACTGACCAGATTATTGAGCTTAAGAAGCGTAAGTTTCATACAGCTCTTACTCAACGTATGGAGCTTATTTGTGAGTATTTGAGGATTAAACAAGGCATTGAATTAGATTATAGGGAAATTGCTATAAACTTCCAGGACAACAAGCCTTATGATGAGTTGCAAAATGCTCAAACCGTTAAGCAATTGCTTGATGCTGGTACTAGCCGTCAATATGCCTTTTCTAAGCTTAAGGGCATTGATGATGTGGCTGAGGAGCTTGAAAGACAGAAAGAAGAAAGAGATGCGTACAGTGATTTATTTGTTGATACTACAGAGGATTTGATGTATGGCAAAGATGACTTGGGAGATAATGCTAGCGGAGTACGAGAGACTTCTGAAAGCTAAGGAAAAAGAGTTATATGCTAATTATAAAGAATCTTATAGGCAATTAGACCGTGATTTTAGAGATATTTATGGTAACCTTGATGAGTTTGAGGGGCAACTAAGCCTTGATGATTGGTCTAGGCAGTTACTAAACTACAAGACTGGGGCTACTATGCAGAGGCTATATCTTAACAATGACAAGCTTTTAAAGGCTACTTTTAATACTATCTTTGAGACTACCAAGGATAACTCTTTAAAGTCCCTTGGCGGTACTGATAGGCTTATCGGTATTAGCAAGGCTATAGATAGAAATGCAATTATAAATAAGTCTAGGGCTGGGGTTGACTGGGCTGAAAGGCTAGCTCATCACAATGCTAATGCTAGATATGATCTAATCAATATAACTGTAGGTGGTATTGAAGCTGGGGATTCCTATACGACTATAACTAAAAAGGTGGCTGAGAAGTTTCTGACTGATTATAGCAAGGCTAATACCATTGCTAGAACTGAAGGTCATAGGATATATGAAACCACTAAGTATGACACCATGGAAGAAGTCAATAAGCAGTTAGGACTTAAAAAGACCTGGCATTGTGTGGGGGATGAAAGAGTAAGGCACTCCCACCAAGTTTTAGATAGTCAGACTGTTGGATTTGATGAAGAGTTTGTGTCTCCGTCTGGAGCTAGAGCTTTAAGGCCTGGGGAGTTTGGCGTAGCGGAAGATGATATTAACTGCAGGTGCTGGGTGTCTTATGATTACAAAAAGTAAAAAAATAAATAAATGATTCACGGCGGTTTTATACCGTCTTTTTTGTGGGAAGATACCGAAGCGGAAAACGGAGCGGTCTGTAAAACCGTTAGCTATGCTTTCGTGGGTTCG